TTGTAGTGGAGTAAGGTTGGATATTAACCCACCTTTGAACTCCATAGGGAATGTAGTCCATTGTGTTGCCATTAGAAATGTACTCTTGTATCTCTGAGGTAGGGTGTTCTATTTATATTTATTACACGTAAATCTTTTATCTGCTTCTCAAACTTTTGTAAGGCCACATCAGCAGCTTGAGTGTCTCCCCTAAACTGGAATGCGTAGTACATTGCACCATCTACTATAGCAAACCTGTACTGCTGTGGTAGTGATGGTACATCTAAAGGGTTCTCTAAATCGTAACCCATTGAGTAGTACTCATATACTATAGTGTATGCCTTGTCAGGAACAGGATGGCATATTAGCTCCCTACTAGGTGTACGTACAATAAGTTCAGGAATACCACGTATACTTGCACTTGTATTAAACTCATCATCTGCGTATTTCTCCAACCATTCTTCATATACTAGTGACTTTAGTTTTTTTGTTCCTGTTCCAAGACTATTATCTCTTTTTATACGGAACGAGTTCATGTTAATTGTTTTAGCATCTACAGGATAGTAGTACTTCATAGCACCTGCAGCTAATACAATATCGGATTGTACATGGTTCCAAGGCCACTCAAACTCTTCTTGATTGATATGTCTTACTGCAGAGTTGATAGCATCTTTAGCTATACTGTAGTACCCAGTAGCTGCTGCAAAGTTTGCTTCGGTTAGTGCTACCTCATTTAATCTATGGTTAACATCATTAACTAAACCAAGAAAGTCGTATGCCATTTATCTATTCCTAATTGGTAATATTACAGAACGCTCGTATGTAAGTCCTTGAGTAGTGTTTATACGAACAGTAATATTGTATCGTAAATTATCTGTACCGCCAGCAAAACGTGCAGTAGCCACGTTACCTGCAACAGTACCTGCTATAAACTGTAAGTTATTTACAATTTGAGCAGTTGATACTTGAGTCTTTGTTCCATCTGCAGCATCCACAAAGAAAACTGCTGAAGCTATAGAGTCTGATCCTAGAAACCTAGACCAGTCTACACTGAAGTCTGCTGTTTCATCAGGGTCTTTTTCAGGCCATTTGTAAGACATTTGTTATCCTTAGTTTAGTATGTATACTACGTTGTCTCTTCTTACAGGACTTATAGTTACTGTTCTGTTTTCTGCAGGAATGTATACAGTTCTATTACCTATAGTAGGTGCAATTATTGTTACCATTCTTTCTCTGCTAAAATTAAATGCAAAGTCTTCGAATGGAAAGAGTACACCAGTAGGGTCATCTAGGTTTTGTTCTAGAGTAGCATTTACATCAGGCAGTGTAAAGAATGCTAAACCTGTTATGCTTGGTACTACTTTGTCTATTACAGCAGATACAGATGTTGGTGTATGTGTAGCTTTACCTTGTGCTGTTAGTGCTATAGGTACTCCGCTAGTAGTAATACTATTACCCATAGCGTTACCATGAGAGGTGCAGTAGTATCTCATTCCTATTCCAGGCGCTGATGTTGGTACTGCAAAGGTTACACTTGCACCAGACTGACCGGGAGTACCACTGCTTGTCACACCATCTGTGTAGCTATTGTTACCACTCTTAAATGCTAGTGGATGTCCAGAATTAGAGGAATGACTTAAATCAAATGTATATGTTGTGCCTCTTAGAAGCTGTATAGTTGGTGTAGTGATTCCATTTAGAGCAAACTTATTACCACCAGAATTTACAACCGTTACAGTAAAAGTTGTAGTGCTTTGTGCTGTAGTTACGGTATTACCCATTCCGTTACCATGTATAGTACAATAGTATCTAGCTGGTTGAGTAGCACCTACACCTGGAACTACGTATGTTACTTTTGCTCCTGCCTGTCCTGCTGTTCCGTTTATAGTTATTCCTGAAGTTAGTGTATTACCAGAAGAGTCTTTGAACCTAAATGGGTGTCCACTGTTGCTGCTGTCACTTACATCAAAGACGTATGTTAATCCTTGTGTTAATGTTAGTGCAGCAGCCTCTACGCCATCTATGTAGTACTTATTACCACTTCCACTATTAGCTACAGTTACTGTGTAGTTGTGTCCTGTTGGTTGAACGTTATCACCGTAGACTGCACCAGAGATGGCAGTTTGAGATGGTAGGTTTTTATTAGCTATGCCTTGTATGCTTGGTACGTTAGCTGTAAACGTTCCTAGTAGTGAAGGGTGTGTAACATTAGCTTTACCTGAAAGTGTCAGTGCAGCTATACTTGTGGTGCTTGATACGTTAGCAGTAGTTATATTTGCTTTTCCATCAATGTCAAGCGTAGCGTTGGTTAGTGTAGCAGAAACCCCTGTTAATGCTGGTAGATTTACACCTCCTGAGAACTGAGGAGGGTTTAATGCAGAAGCTGCAGATACATCAGGAAGATCAACACCTATGGTGTACTTAGTTAGTTCTGCTGAGAACGGTGTCTCTGATACTGCTGCGAAGCCAAACATTAGTCGGCCTCTGCTATGGTGTTACCCTCTGCCACCCATTTCTGTATGGCTTCCCAATGTCGGTTGCCTTCAGCGTCTATTGGCACTGTCATTTCAACATCATCTATAGTTGCTTTTACTGCAATTTTAGTTCCTTCTTTAAATTCATCTTCTAAATACTGTGCTGATTTAATATTCATTTTTATAACTCCGCATCAAATTTGAACCAAGCACTGGAAATAACACTATTAGCAGTTCCTTGATAAAAGTTTCTTTTGCTATTAAATGTCTCAGTATTATCCCATGTCCAATTTAAAGCAGCACCTGAACCACTATCAATGCCTCCTGTTGTAAGTGTTGGCTTTGTTCTCATCTCAACAGGTAAATTTATGGTATTGTAATACCTAGATGGCGCACTGTCAGATGCAACAAATCCTGCTTCAGCATAATACCTTTGGCACTTGCTCAAAGTAACTCCTACTGGTTCATTCTCGAACGGTGTACTTTGCGACCCAAACTCCAGTTGAGGTTCAGCGATTTCAATATAGTCACCAGACGCAATACTTACGTTAGCAAAAGAAGATGAAGCTATTGCAGCATCAAAGTATAGTTGATTATTCGAAGTCGCATTATTTGTAGCCGTAACAATAAGTTTCTCCCAACCGCCGCCGCCAGTATGTGCGGAGGAAGCAACTCTATTTGAAGAACCATGTTGATACTGGAAAAGCCTAGCGTCAGAACTATTAGACTTCACCCACGCACTGAACGTAAGCTCCCTGCCTTTTAAGAAACCTTCTACTTGCTGAAGGTGTCTAAGAATACCTGATGCTGTACTTGTCGCAGTTAATTTTAAAGTATTTGACCCTATATTGGGATAATTGGGTGAAGCGTTACTTCCTTTAATGTGTTGTATATTAGCTGATACACCTGATAAACGAACCTTCCAACGGTCAACATAATAAGTGTCATTTGATACTGATGTAGCAGAGGTGTAGTCACCTCTCTGACTTATAGAAAAGCCTGAGTTGATTAAGAGGTTTCGATCTCCAAGCTGTCCATCAGTAGGAAGATTATCTGCGAGTTTTCGTGCGTTGCTCATGTGTTCCTCCTAACCTATCCTATTAAAAAACCTTGAAAGTGAGTCCAATCACCACTTGCGTCACCATAAATATAAGCACCACTATCTGATATATATACCCCAACGGCAGTCCCTGCTGTAACTGTTCCTATCCAACTCAAATTAGTGGTTCTGTGATTATTAGATGCAGTTAACGCACTTCTGGCATATGACACGGAGCTTGAGCCTACTTTTATATATAAAGTTGTTTGAGCTGAGTTGTTTGTACTTAAAAACTGACAATTAAAACTGTAAACTCCAGTAACAGGTGCGGTAAAAACATTCGATGCAAAGTTACCACCTCTGTCTAATTCTTCCGCTTGCCAAGTTATAATCTCATCAGAACTGGATGCTTGTTGACTAGCAGTATTATATACACGAAAGGCAGGATTGCTAGGCATTGTTACATGGCCTGACGAATTTATTTTTATTCGATGCGCCCCTGCTACATCATCATACGCCATATAAAAATTGCTATCTCCAACACCCATACTATAGCGTGTGTTTGTGCTTCCAGCGCCATCACCCCTAAGATGTAAAACACCGTAGCCACCACCACCATCTATAGCGACTTCTCTATTACCATATGTTTGAGTATTCCAAGCTGTGTCTGTAGCTGTACCCCCAATACCCAAGTCACCTGTCATAGTATCGCCAGTTGTGTTGACGTACCTCGTATCGGCTGCTGCTTGGTTGAGTGCATCACCAACGCTGAACGTATTGTATGCAACAACTTCTATCTCATCACCTGCTGCTGCACCTGATGTAAGTGTTACTGCTGATCCGTTGCTTGTGTAGTCTACAGTTAAGTCTAAGAGCAAGCCATTCATAAACACCTGCACAAAGTTCTGTGTGTGTGCTATACTAAACACAGTCTGTCCTGCAGTAGCTGTAAACGTAGTACTGCTGTAATTGCCAGAACCTATGAGGTTAGCTACATCTCTTGCTCTTGTCATATATTCCTCCTAACCTACTAGAAATCCGCTAAACCAACTATCAGAGCTTAAACCTACACTACTATCTCCTCCAGATACTAATGTTACATAAACATAATCATTAGCACTCAAATACCTAGTTGTTGAAACGATATGTGTATAATATGTTGTGTTTATACTATTCAAACTTCTGCCAATGTTTGTTGATCCACTATCCCATAGTGTTATATAAGAGAAACTTCCCCCAAAATTATCTAATCTTACTTGTGCATTAAATTGGTAAAGACCAGCGACAGGAGCAGTAAACCTACCATTAGCTGTATTAAAATGAGTGCCACCATTTGATATTAGACTACCAGTCTGAACATTACTACTAAGTGAGTAGCCCGGTGAAGAAGAAAAAACTACAGGACCAGCTTGGTAGTCTCCAGTATTGTTATCCGCCTGCACCCAAAAACCCGGCTGATTAGGCGTTGTCACACGGCCTGAACTGTCTATTTTAAGAAAATCACTGCCGCCTACACCTAATGCTAATTGATTGTTGCTATGGTTAAATTGCATAGAGGCAGCATATTCCCCAGCCCCAGTTGTTGCATCTGAAAAGTAAAAAGAACCGTAGCTACTTGTACCACTCCTTACTGTTATACCTGAGTGTCCGTTGTCAGGCGCTGCAACAGTTAGTATATCTGCACCCTCTGTAGCTCTACCTGCCAATGTTGTATTTATTAATACTCTATCATCACTAGTATTTACTTTTAATGTGTCGGTATCTACAGTAAAATCACCAGTAACACCTAGCGTACCACCTACGGTTACATTACCACTATTAGTTACTGTACCACTATTAGTTACGTTACCACTAAACGTACCACCTGAAGCAGGTACATAATCATTATCTGGTATGTTTGACTCAAACGATACAATGTTGATAACGTCATTCAGATTAGCTGCAGATGCTAGTGTGACTGTACCAGTGCCAGTTGTGGTGAAGTCACTGTCATCCATGAGGATACCGTTGACGTACACCTCTATCTGTCCAACAGTAAAGGCTAATACCTTACCATCATCATCAGCACCAGTAAACGCTGTCTGACCCTGCGTAGCAGTGTAGTCAAACTTAGTTCTGCCAAATGATCTTATGTCTTTAGGTTCAGTGCCGATGTATGACATTGATATTCCTTACTCTTCAGAGGCTTTCTTAACAACCTTCAGGTCAAACGCTTGTGTTACCTGTGCGTCTTCACCAACAGCTAGTGCTACTGAGTTTGCATTGCAGTGTGCTACAAGAGCAGCAATAATCTCATCCTTGGCTATCCTAGCTCTGTTAGTCAAAGCATTGTCAGCCCAGTCCTGTGGGGATGCTGCTGCATACTCAAGACACTTTAGTTCTGTGTCGGTTACTGTTACTTTAATCTCTGCCATTTTAATCTCCTATGGTTTTGTAGGCCAAGTTACATCATCTAATGACGTTGCGCTTTTGGTTATGTCACGCAAGTCAGTTCTATATTTTTTCTGTGCATCAGTCATAGTAAGGTCACTTGATGCCCACCAGTCTACTTCTGCTAATCTTCTGTTACGCTCTTCACGTAGTAACCTCATAGGTTCTGCTGCTACAAGGGCATCCTTCTTAGCTTTGACTTTATCCCACGTTGTACCGAAGTGTGATGGGTCTGAG